AGAATATGTTTTACATGGTATATGATCCATTTGAATCTTACCTAAACCATCTTCAACGTCTAACATAATTGGGTTTCTAGTTTGTGATGCTAAATAAGTTTTACCAACAGCGGCTTCACCATGAACAATAATTCTTGGTGGTTTCTGTTTAGTTTTTTTTCGTATATCAGCTAGACTCATTTAGACACCTCAATCTTTTTTTCTTCTACTGGCTCTAATATGTTTTTCATACGAGCTTCGTAAGATGAAAGCAAAGTATTTAAGTCATCTATATCGTTGTTAGCTTTAATAACAAACTCATCTCTGATTCGTCTTTTTTCTTGCCAACGAACATATAATTGTTTTGCTTCATCTGGCATATCATTAACTTTATGTTCCTTGCCATCATCAGCGAACTTGACTGTCAGCTCTTCAGCTTCAGTTTTATTTTCTTCACTCATTAGTTTCTCCTTTATTATATTGTTTATATAAATCGCAGATGCTTCTTGCGTTACAAAAGCGACAATGATCCCCATAAACAAATACAGGGTTTTCCTCCAAGCACGCATCCACACGCGGCTGTAAGAAATCGTAGGCCCAATCCACCAGAAACTCTGCGGTGGTAGTCCATGTCTTGATAGGTCCGCCACCCCATGTTGCGCGTGGCTGGACTATTGTAATCTCTACTTCAGTATCTTCGTTACCATAACGAGATAATGCACCTATTGCATATATCATCGCTTGTTTGTTGTGTTCTGGACTAACAGGATATTTACCTGTCTTTAAATCTATCACGCACATTTTATGTGGAGTGATTATTAGTGCATCTGCATAACCGTATAAATCTTCTGATATTTCTTGGCATCTAACTTTTTGTTCTACTAATAGTTTGCCGTTTAATCTTTTTGCTCTGTCTTGCACATATTCAACATAAATCTTTGCACAATCAATCATGTCTTGGTCGACTTCTATTTCAAAATCTTCTACATATTCTTTTTTACCAAGCCAATAATCTTCAAGTGTTACATCAACTAAGAATCCCTTTAAGAGTTGTTCTGTCATGTTGTGTATTAATGTACCAACAGCGGCTGGTAAACCAACTTGATAATCTACCTTGGCTGCCAATGTTGGCATACCAGGGCAATTAGTCCATTTTTCAGCTGCTGATGGGCTAAGTTTGGCGTGCTTCATGTGATACCCTTGCTTCTTCCTCTGCTCTTATGATTTCGTCAATATCATATAAAATTTTACCGTTAAGGTTTAGATAGTCTGGCCCAATCTTCTTTGCGCGCCATCCCTCTATCGTTCTTGGAGATCTACTCCACCTTTGAGCGAGTTGTTTAGTATCAAGAAAAGTTTTTTCTTTTTCCATTTAATCTCCCTTTTTGTTTTGATTTGTTATAATATATATGTAAATGTACTTGAATACAACAGTTAATTTAAAAAAAGGAGTAGAAATATGTCGATAGACGATATAAAAAAAGAAGAATGGGATCGAGTTCGTAAAGACGGACAGGATAATGTAACTGATATAAAACCAGATATGGTGAACAGGCCAAAGCATTACCAAGGAATAGTGGAGTGCATAGAACTAATAAAAGATAGAGTTGGTTCTAAAGGATATGCAGCTTATTTAGAAGGTAACATCTGGAAGTATTTATATAGACACAAGGATAAAGAAGAAAATATCCAAGATTTGAAAAAGTGCCAATGGTATTTGAACGAGTTAGTTAAATATTACGAGGAGTTGTAGGGATTTACCAAGGAGGTAAACATGAACTTATATGAGTTTGATGATCGAATCTTAAAAGAAAGAAACGGAAGAAAACCTATATATGTAAACAAACATCTTGCAGAAAGATTTAAAAACTTCTGTAAGAGTGAGCAGAAAGACCCACATGAAGTGGCTGAATATCTAATATCATTGGGTATGAACTCTGCTAAATACTATGAAGAACCTAAGGTGTCTGTTGACATCGAAGCTCTTTAAATAGGTTTTTGACATTAGTAAGCGAGTCCATCGCTTGCATCTCTTCGTCTTTAATAGTTTTCTGTTTGCTTCCGTCTGGAAAAGTAAAGATAACCTTTTGTGGGTCTAATGCAACCAAGGCATAAACATCTATTGAGTCTTTGTCGTATTCTCTTTTCTTGGTAAAAGAACCACGTCTAAAATCATATTCCCATGATACTCTGTGATTTCTTATTTTAGATTGTGTTTTAACCTGGCACTTATATAGCTTATGGTCAACGTCAAAGATTATGTCTGCTTCTGCGCTATGTGGAACGATAACCACAGTATCAGCGTATAAAGAAAGTAGCGAGGCTACTAGGTACTCTCCAGATCGGCCAACTCTTTCCGATTGGCGTGGCATGAGGTTATTTTAGTGAAATTATATTATTTTGTTCTGGTAATTGTTTTCCAGGCTCACTTATAGAAACTAAATAAGCAGTTCTTCTTACTGCTTCATTAGTATCAACACCTGTCTTACCAAGTCTTACTAATTCTTCTACAGAATTATCTTTTGTAAAAACATTTGCTAATTGTTTAATTGCTCTTTCTTGTAATTTTTCATCTAACTTACCAGCAAATTTTACACGCCACATGAAAGAACCTATTTGTGCAATGTCTCTTGGTAAAAATTTTGGATCAATTGGTGTTCCTGGACTATCTATATTTACAATTCTTCCAGTTCTTTTTAAAACTTCATTAAAATTATTCCAACCCAAAATTAACTCGTTTGGATTTACACCTTTTGCCTCTGCTACACCTCTTAAAACAGAATTAAAATTTGCTTTCGACGCATCATCTCCTATCAATCTTTTGTATAAATTAAAACCTGTTTTTGCACTTTCACCAGCCTCTTTTAAAACAAAAGCTTTATTTGCCTGACTTTCTATATAAATTCTTGCTAGTGTTGGAAAAGCGTCAGGGTCTGTTTTATTTAATATTTCATAAGTTTTTTTAATTTCAGCAGCACTTCTTTTATCTGGATTGAATATAAAACCTTTTACTTTATTTATATCAACATCGCCTTTTAATAATCCTTTTAAATTATCTTTTACAGGAACAACAAGCTCTTCACTTAATTTTGCATAGGTATTTTTTGCAGCTTTATAATTTGCATTGGTTTTAAGAATGTCATCAAGCATATCTACAACACCGTTTTTAGCTTCGTTAGATAAAACCTGTAAAGTGCCAGAATCAATGCTAGTTGGTTCTTTTAGGGCTGATTGTAAATAATAGTTATCTACTTTTTTTCTAAACTCTCTTAATACTAAATCTAAATTATTAACATTTGTTTGTGGTATTCTTTTTCTTTTTTTAACAACTTCTGTTGCAGGCATACCAAATTCATCAACAATTAATATATCTTCATCAACTTTTGTATCAGGAGATTTTGTTAATCTTCTTTTTAATTTTATAAGTTCATTATAAACAGGACCACTATCAAGACCGTCTGCTATTCTCATGTCAATATTATCTAAAAGCTCTGTTACTTGACTTTCATTAACAAACTCTTTATTTGAAACAGTATAACCAGCCTTTTGTGAGGTTATTGTTCTTTCATCTTTTGCTGTTTTTAAAGCTTTTTTTGAAGTAGTACCAATATTTTGTAAAGCATCATCTAAATATTCTGGCTTTTCTGCTAACTCATCCATCAACCTATTAGCAATATTTTTTAATTCTTTTGGTCTATTTTTTAAATAGTTAGACATAATTTGACCGCCTTTTTCAGTTCCATAAATATCAGCGGCTAGTCTTTGTATTACTTTATTATCTATTAATTCTGGAGCTGTTATTTTTACAGAATTACCAAACTTATCTTTAATTTGTTTTTCTAATAATATTGCAGCACTAAGTTCAGCATCATCAACTCCTTTTAATGCTTGGTTTGCTATTTGTGCGGCTCTGCTAGGACTTGTTAAATATCCAGTTATACCACCAGTTGCTAATGTTAGTGGTATTTGAGCAGCAAGCGGTGCGCCTGCTTGTTCTAAGCCAAATTGTGTTGTTCCAGATGTTGTACCTATTGCGGCAGCTTGTGCAATACCTTTGGGCGTTCTAGCTACAGCAGCTCCTGGTGTTATAAACTCAGATAATGTTTCTGCATATTCTCCTGCTGGAGTTTTTGGCTCGTATTCTGTTACTGCTTTTGCACCTGGTATTTGTTCAACAACACTTGTTATTTGTTCATAGGTTGGCATATAACCACCAAATAATTTTTCTGTTATTGGCTGTGTTGTTAAAGATGGTAATGGTAAAGCCATACCCCTAAGATTTCTTAGTGCTTCAAAATATTTTGTAATAGGTTGTTTTTTGCCAATATCTTCTGGTTTTGGCGTTGGTGTAACAACAGCCTCTATACCTCTTTCAAGCATACCAGGTAAACCTGCTGTACCAGCTATACCTTTATAAGCACCAGTTGCTATTGATCTACCAATATCAACTGCTCGTTCTTTTTTAGTTAAAGGTGCTGGGAAATTTTCTTCTTTATATTTTTGTGCCTCTGCATCAGCCAATGCTTCTTGACCAACTTGACCTTCTAGTCTAAGAATACTGCCATCTGGCATATCATATTCATATATTGCTGCTTCTGCCATTAAACTTTCCTATGGTGTTGGTAGTGTTCTTTTTATTATTTTTGGTCCACCTGTCGTTCCTGTTGCTTGTATTTGTTGTTGTATATATGGATTTACAAAAGTAGGTATTGGAGTTGCAAATATGCTTTCTATTTCTGTTACATATTTATTAAAATCTTCTTGTCTTTCAGGCATCAAGTTTGATCTGTAATTTAATCTAGCTTTTTGATTTTCCAATGCTAATGTTACATCTCCTGAAATTCTATTAGCAACCTCTTCTAATACTTGTATTCTTCCTTTTGCACCAACTCCCCCACTAACAATATTTAACGCATTTTCATAATCTTTATCAGATAATCCTCTGCCTTCTTGACCTCTAGATGCAGCAAACAAATATGCCAAATCTCTAATTTTTGATTCTAACACAGCATTTCCACCAGATATTTCTTTAATTCTTTCTCCAAAATCTCTTTTGGTATCGTGTGCTATAAAAGTTCCAGATTCTTGTTGTTGTTTATAATCAGCATTAACATCTGGATTTTGTTTTGCATATTCTCCAATTACAGCACTTACATTTTGTTCTAAAGCATCAACAAACTGAAACAACCCACCAGCTGCAAGAGCTGCTGTTGGCTCTTCATACATTTTATTTGCTGTTGATTGGATTGCGTTTACAAGTTGTATGGTTGCATCATATTGTTTTTCATAAGGTTTAATTTCTGGGCTTATAAATATATCAGAACTTTTTGTAAGTTTTTTTGTTTGCGCTGTTTTGGTGTCTGTAGGCAATCTAGTAAGCTTCGCATCTTTTGGTAATGTTCCAGCTTGTTGCTCTTTTACAAAATCTCTTTCTGTAATATTTCTAATAAAATTATCATTAGCATCAACCATTTGTAGTATTTCTATTGAGCCATCTTTTTCCCTTGATGGAGCTGATAATGGAACTATTTGCAAGTCAGGGTCAGCTTGTATCTTAGCTATTGTTTCTGCATCTGTTTTTAAAACACTTCCAACTGGCCTACCAGCTTTATTACTATATACACTAAACCTTTCTACTGAACCAGTTTTAGGAGTACCAGCAGCAAGCCTAGGGTCTAAACCAGCTCTTAATAATTTAATTTGTTCAGCATATCTTGGGTCTTGTGCAAGTTGTTGTAATAATTTATCTTGCTCTGCCCTTTGTGTTTGTTCTTCAGCTAAAGCTATTCTTCTAGGATCACCAGACAATATAGCAGTTGCTCTACCTAAACTTCTTTGTAAAGCCTGCATACCTTCTTGTCTACGTCTTTCAGCTTCCTCTGGTGATACTTGTTGCATAGGATCATAACCACCCATTTCTGTTAGTCCTCTTTGATAACCTTGACCTATATTTTTGAAAAAATCTCTTATTGCCATGTTTTTATCCTAATAAATTTACACCTGGTAAACCTGTTCCTGCGCCTGGTAATATTTGTGGTAAATTAACTTGTGGTAATTGCGCTGGTTTAGGTTGAAACATATTAGTAAACATTGGCTTTGTTGTTTGGTAAAGATCTTGTGCAGCATAAAACTTCTCTAAACCACTAGGGCTATATCCAGTTGTTGTTGTTTGTGTTGGCTGCATACCACTTACACCAGTTGCTAATAAACCAAGTTGTTGTCCAGGATAAGCTAACGCTCTTGCAAACTCGCCTCTTTGTGCATCTATAGCTCTTTGTTGTAGTGCTTGTTGTTGCTGTCCTATACCGCCTAGTAAACCAAGTCCTTGTAGCTGCTGTCCAGCTAAACCACCCAATAAGCCTGCTCTCTGCGCACGCGCCTGCATTTCTAATTGTGGTTGTGTTAATGCAGCTCTGCCAGCAATATCTAAACCAGCTAACTGTCTTTGTTGCTGTAGCTGTGCTTGTTGCATACGTCTTTGTTGTCCTAGCTCTGCACCAAAGATACCTGCTTGTTGACCAAGTTGTGCTTGTTGTAAAGCTCTTTGTTGTTCTTGACCAGCACCAAATATGCCTAATTGTTGTTGTCTTGCTAAATCAGCCTGTGCTGCTCTTTGTGCTTGTTCAAATCCTGCTTGTCTTAAACCAGCAGCGGTTTTAGCCATTTGTTCTATATAAGGTCTTTGTGACTCAGATTCTAATAATGCAGATCTTGAACCACCGAAAGCACCTGCTCTTATAGCTCTTTCCTGCGCACCGCCACGCGCTATATCAGCTTGTCGCTGTATATCCTGCATAGCTGTGTCTATAACCTGTTGTTGAAACGGTGATTGATACGCACCTATGTCTGCACCTAATAAGCCTTGAAATTGAGGTGTAGATACAAGACCTATTTGTGCTGCACTTGGAGCTTGTGTTGCTTCTATCGTTGGTGCTTGAAAACCAGTAACAGGCTGTATGGTAGGTCTAAACTGATCTTGTGCCATACCTTGTAAAGCTTGTGTTGGGTCATAACCCATACCTGATTCAAATATTCCTCTAGTAGCCTGAAACTGTCGTAATTGGTCTGGAGAAAAACCAGCAACCATTGGGCCTGTATAAGGTATAAACGGTTGTTGTGCAATTTGTTGCGACCTACTATAAAGGTCTTGTTGCATAGCTTGTGTTTGCGGGTCTACTTGTTGTGTAGTTGTTGTTTGTCCAGCAGCAGAACCTCCGCCACCAGTTAAGCTTTTAACTGCGCCTACAGCAGCTGCTGCTTGTCCTACTCCTGTTATGACTGGTAATGCTTGTGGCATATTATCTCCTATAAATCCTTGCTTAATAACACTTCTTCTTTTATGCCTAAGTGTTTTGCTTTTCTAATCCATCCTTTTCTGCCGCCACCATATAATCGTTTAACGCCAGATTCTCTTGCAAATGTTTCTATATGTTTAAACATTTCTTCAAATTCTTTAAAGTTTCCTGCAAACACTAATATATTCATTGATAGCATTTGCGGAAAAGGTATTATCTCTGTGACCATAGCTGACTTTTTACCTGGCCATAAAAGAGCTATACCATTTCTTATTTTATCTTCTATGTCATCAATTGTATAGGTATCTTGGTATTTCATAGCTTTTACAAGCCATGGTTTACACCTTTCCCATTCAATTTCCCAAGGATCTTTTTTCGCTTGGTTTATATCAACTACCTTATTAGTCGCCTTTTGCATATTCTACGATGCTCGCATAAACAGTTAAATTACCAGCACGATCTGCTTGTACTTTTACAACATCGCCTTGGTGTAATACTAAACTTCTACTTAATAATTCTTCAGTATTGTAAGCGGTAATAGTAAATTCTTTAAATAAGGTATAAGTAGTAGCCTCATGCGTTACAGTAACTGTTATATTGGTTTGTTGATTATCATGGTCACAAACCAAAATAGATTCAATGATTGCAAAAGTAAAATCATCACCGCTTGGAGATGTATATAATGTTGTTAAATCTGTAGTGGTAAGTATTTCATGCGCTGTTTCAGCTCTTTGTATATACTGTCTTTGTGAGGATAAATCCATTATCTTCTACCTCTGGTTCTTACATTCAATCTTATATTACCAACTTGGAAGTCTTGTGTTGTGCTACCTGTTACAGTCATTTGTACTTGTCTTGCTGTAAACCTAGCATCGGTATATCCGTCATTTTCAAAGGTAAAACTACCAAAGTCTGTTTCGCTACCTAATGGGGTAAACTTACCTTTAAAACTTATTGTTACACCTGGTAATGTGTTTGCTTCTTCATCTGGAATAATCT